TGGTCCGATGGGGGCCAGGTCGCTCGGTTGCTGGATGCGCTTCCCCGGAAACCACCCGAAGGTGCCAGGTAAGGGTCTCGGCAACTCTTTCGAGCGCCTACACACCCGCCTCCAGCTACGACTTAGTGGCGGGCCGCCCTCGCTGCCCCACCGGAAAATATGTCAGACAGGAACGGTGGGGCCCCACCTTTTCAAACGCCGGGTTGCCAGTCTTGCGAGCTTTGCATTGCTGTGGAGAGGCGCGCCCCAGCGTGGCCGAGGCGAATTACGCATCTCACAACCGCACTAACTCTCCCGAGACCGATGTGGCGGGTCGAAGCCATGCTTCACTGCCGCTCATCCGTGTCTCTCGTCTGCCTGTCTTAAATTCATTATAGCATATCAGTTCTGCTTGCTCGCCTCTTCGATCCGCAGCATGAGGTCAACCCGGTAGGCGCGGAGGGCGTCAAGGCCGCCGGCGCAGTGGGCAAGGGTGCCGTGCTTGTCGGCGGTCTTGAGGTTTGCAACCAGCTCGGTGAGGTCGTCGATGTGGTCTTCGAGCACTTGGAACATAGCGATGGTCGCGGGGGACTTGATCCCGGGCATGCAGAGGGCGGATTTGAGGTCTTCCTCGTCGAGGCGTTCGGGGGTCATGTAACGGATGGTTTTTTTGATGGTGATCATGGTTTATTGGAGTTGGAATTCGCGGCGGATGACGGTGAGGCTGAAGGTGTGGCGCATGCCGGGGGGCGCGGGGATGGGGCGCAGGAGGCCGGCGTCGAGGTAAGTCTTGTAGGTGCGCTCGGTGATGCCGAGGAGGTCGAGGACATCGCGCTTGCGGAGGGCGTTAGTAGCAGCCGCCGCCGGTGACCTGGAGCTTGCCGGCGACATCGTCGACTCCGCTGGCGAGGAGGTAGCGGAGGCAGTCGATGGGGTCTTTGCTGGCGCCTTTGGGGCCGTCTTTGCCGGTCCATTCTTTGAGGGCCCAGATGGTATTGGTGCAGCGGGCGCTGATGTAGAGGTGCGGTGCGTTTTCATGGTCGATGGGTTTTTGGTCGTCGTAGTAGAGGTGGTCGTTGATAAAGGCGATGCCCTCGGCGATGTTCTCGGCGGGGCAACTGCGGAAGGGCATGCCTTTTTCGGCAAGGTCTTCGAGGAGGGTGGTGGCGGTCTCGCGGGTGCCGACGACCACCGTGTTCCCGTAGCGGGAGTCGATCCAGCGTTCGAAGACTTCCACGCCGTCGAGGGCCTCGATGCGCTGGATTTCTTGGATGTAGGTCTCGAGCCCGAAACCCATGGGGGTCTGGCCTTCGCCGGGTTCGCCGTCGGATTTTTTGCCCGAGGAAATGGCCCAGGTGCCGGGGTAGCCGAAGCCGGGGATGTATTCGTCCTCCTGCGGCCATTCGCGGTAAATCCATTTGCGACCGGCGGCATCGACCTTTGCCCAGATCATAAACCAAGGCTTCGTGCCGGCGGGGTCGCAGAAGTGGTAGACGGTTCCCGTGGTGGGAACTTTTTCATGCGGGACGACATGCACGCCTTCGCGGAACCGCGGGAAACAGGTAGCGGTGGCTTTGACCGGGACGCCGTAGGCGCGGCAGAGGATTTTCTCGCGGGGCTGGCGGTCGAGCTCGACCTTCATGCGGTCGTAGCCGGCCCAAGGGTTGAGCTTGGTGTGGAAATAGAAGATCGCGGCTCGGCGGGTGGTGCATTGCTGGGAGACGGGGACCAACTCAAAGCCGGTGCCGGATTTGTCGGGGAGGAGTTCGGCGGGGGCCTCCTCGAGGGTCTTGGCGCCTTGGAGGTATTGTTTGACCGTGGGGCTGTAGCCTTCGACGGGTGTGAAAGTGACGACGAGGATGCCGTTGCGGTCGAGGAGGCGGAATCGGATGGTTTCAAGCCAGTCGAGGGGGACGAGCTCGTCGCACCAGGCGATGTCGATCTCGCCGCCCTCAATCGTGCTGATGTCTTGGGAGTAGTTGCGGAACCAGCACTGGCTTTTGTTCGGGAGGACGAAGGTGTTTTCGGAAAAGCCGTTTTTCTGGGTGTAGCTGATGTTCGTGATGCGGTCGCGCTTGGCCGTGCGGAGGTCCTTCGGCATGAAATTCCACAGGATCGGCTGCTGCATGCTGACGGAGTTGTCGTTGGTCTGCTGGAAGCACCAGGCACGGCTCTCGGGCTTGTCGATCAAGGTCCGCATGACGAGCTTGCCGGCCCATGTCGATTTGCCGGAGCGGTTGCCGCCGAGGACCAAGATGTCCTTGTATTTCCTCGCCAACTCCTCCGCCCGCGCCCAGTGGTCGGGCTCGTAGCCGTAGGCGATGGGGTCGTCCTTCTCCAAGGCGATCCGTTGCTCGCGCTCGGCGAGGAGGCGCTTGGCGCCCTCGAAGTCGGCCTGGAACTGCTCGGGCGTGATGAAAGGCAGGAGCGGGTGGTAGCTTTGCGTCATTCGGGGTCTTTGGTGAAGGCGGATGTCTCGCGTAAAGTCTTGCGAAGGGCGCGGATGACGGCCTGGGCTTCAAGGAGCTGGTCGTTGACGGCGGCGAGTTGCTTTTGAAGGTCGCGGTTTTCGGCAAGGAGGGTGTCGCGGGTGCGGAGCAGCCGAGCAAAATTGTCGTCACCGGCTTCGCAACGGGGGCAATCAGTCGTAGGCAAATTCCGGGCGTTGTTTAGGTCGCGCAGCGGGTTGTCTTCGATGGTGTTCATTTGCAGATTTTGTCGATGGCTTGTTTGATTTCGTGAAACATGAAGGACACAATCACCTTGTGGGCCTCTTTGCTGGGCAGTTGACGATTGACTTCCCGTTCCCAGTTCCACCGGTCCCGATAGGATTTGATGGTTTCCGGCTCGAAGGGGTCCGGAAGTCCGTGGCTGGCAATGATGGAATCCAGTTCCTCTCTTGGCATGATGTTGCCATTTTTGCGGGGCCGTGGTTTGGGCTTCATCGCACCGCCCCTCCCCCGCACAACGGACACACATCGAACCTCGGCGCCGCCGCCCCCCGCGCCGCGGCCACCACCGCCGCAGCAAACACCAGCACCGCCAAAGCCAAAACAATGTGCGCCGGTTTCACTCCTGCCCTCCTCGCAGCAGGGCGTTCGTCTTCGGCTTGGCGTCCACATACACGCCCTCCCCCACCCGCTCCACCATCAGCTTCTCGTTCGCCCGGTAGAACCGGTTGTCCCGCACTTGGACCATCAGGGTTTCCTCCTCGCCCATGTCCACGATCATCAACCGCGTGTTCCGCGGCTGCCTCACTCGCGCCACCCTCGCCGGCTTCGGCCATTCGGGCGCTGCTGACTCTTTCTTTTCTTGTTTGCTCTGTGGTTTTTTCATAAAAAATTTCCGACGGGGTGACCAGTGGGGGGAAAAATTGGAAACCCACAACGGCACCCCCCTCCCCCCCGGGGGTGGGTCATAACATGAGATAATCTACCAAATGAATAGTTGAGGCAAGGGGTGCTGTTGTTCATTTGCAGGGGTTTACGCAATTACTCATTATCAGTCTCAACATCAGGGTCGTCCTCTTGAGAATCGGGGGCATTTTTTAGGGGGAGCGGAGCAGGTTTTGACTCGGGCGACTGCGGGGCTGGACTGGTCTCCACGGGGGTAAACTCACCCTCGATGGTCGGCATCTTGGGGATGCTGTTGATGAGTTCCTCGTAGCTCATCGACTCAATCTTCGCCTTGATGTTGATGGCGATCTGGGCTGGGCCTTCGGAGTCCTTGACCTTGTCGTGGGCGATGCCGGCGGCGAGGATGCGGTCGGAGGGGCGGAGCTTTCGGAGGGCCTCGGGGTCTTGGAATGTATCGATGACGGAGTCCTGAGCGAGACGGCGGATGGTGCGCCACTTGTCCACGCTGACCTCTTTGTCCTTGTCTTTTGTTTTGGGGTGGTTCGCGATGATGCGTGTGACGACTTCCTGCTGTGTCCCGAGTCGTTCTTGGATGTTTCTGGTAGTTAGACCCGCAAGATAGAGCTCGGCGACGATGTCGCAGAGGTTGGCCATGTCGGTGGAGAGCTTGGACCAGTCGATGTCCGGGGATGTCTCCTTGGCTTCGGCTTGGGCCTTCTCGATCTTGGAACGGCCGGCAGAGTTGACGGCGCGGATTTTGTTTTCCTCGTTGCGGGATTCCTTCCAGGCAACGGCCTCGTCGAATGTCTGGGGGCAGCCCACCTCGAACCACTGGGTGGCGGTTTGAGGCGCCACATTGAAATGAGCGGCGAGCCGGACGGCGCAGGCCCAGGGTGTTTCGAGCTTCTTGACTTTGCGGGTGGGTTTCATGGGATTTCCAGAATTCAGAATTGTTGGACAAACTTGGGGGCATGGGGTGAAGTCCAACCAATCGATGTTTGTCCAGAATCATCCCCCTTTAGGGGGATTTCTGGACAACGATTGTTGGACAAACCCTGCCGTGTCCAAAAATCGATTTCTGGACACATTTCTGGACAATTGTTGGACAAGTTAATTTGAGCGGAGGGCGTCATAGATTTTCGATTTGGAGATGCCGTATTTCTTCTTCATGGCGGAGATAAAGGCGCCCATTGGTCCGGTGTGTGCGGCGTGCTCGGCCTTGAGTTGGATGAGGTCGGCAGCGGACAGAGAATGCTTGCGGCCGGCATGGCCCTTGGCGCCCGCGGGCTGCTCTTCCTCGTCGAGCTTGCCCGCTTCCCAATGCAGCCCCTGCTCGGCGTGTTGGAGGACGAGGGTGGTCACCGGCAAACGATGCTCGTCCACCACACCGGCGCGGCCGCCGCGCTTGGCCAGCAGGAGTTTGAAGGTGCCTTCCTCTTTGGTCGTCTGGAGCACAGCGATAGCACGCGCCCAGTTCGTCAGTTCCGAGGAACCCAGCCCGATATAGGCGTAGTCATTCGCGTTCCAATGCGCCCGGGCCTTGCTGTCACTCTGCGGCTTGCCGGTGTGGTGACTCCAAACCCACGCAAAGCCATTTTCAAAAGCGATGGGATTCAGCACACCGCGCAGGAACCTGCTCGCCACCGACTGCTGCGAAATATCATCCCCCACAAACGAGAGCAGCGGATCTCCAAAGACAAGGTCCACCGACCGCTCCCGCACCAGGTCCCGCACCACCGCGCCGAATTCCTCGCCCGCGGCCGCCGTCACCCGCACGAACTCCAGATTCTCGTTGAGCATCCGCAACGCCTCGTCCTGCGGCATGCCCGAGTGCGCCACCACATACGACATCACCCCCTGCACGATCTCCGCCATGTCGCCCTCGTCGTTCTCCGCCTGTATGTAGAGACTCTTGAGCGGCCTCGCCGGCTTGATCCCGAAAAATGGCAACCCCAGCGCCCAGGTCATCGCCGCCTGCACTGTGAGCGACGACTTGCCCACGCCCGACTGACCCACCAGCAGCAGCTGCCCGCCCTTGCACACCCACCTGTTCCCCAGCAGCGTGCTCGGATCCGCCTTCGGCTCGAAAGCGAAGAGCCCCTTGATCGTGTGCCGCTCCACGCCCGAACCCCTCACCGCCCGCAGCTTCTGGAGCGCCTTCGCCGCCTCTTCCGGCGCCACCTGCCCATCCACCAGCGCCTGCCCTATCTTCGTCGCCTTCCGCGCCGCCGCAGCCTCCGCGATGTCACTTAAAAACTCGCCGATGATCTGCCCGCCCTGCGGATTGTATTGCAGGGCGTCATTCCCCAGCAGCAGCTCATCCCGCCAGTCCGGCTTGCCGGCGTCCTTCGCCACCCGTCCCGCCAGTTCCAGCCAATAGCTGTTCTTCTCCACCTCCTCGAGGATCGTCACCACCGAGACCGGGCGCCCGCGGTGCCGCAGGTTCAGCGCCGCCGCATAGAAGATCCCGTGCAGCGTCGAGGTGAATGTCTCCGGCTCGATCACCGCCTCGTTCGGCACCCCATCGAACCCGCGGGCTCCGATGTAGCCCACGACGGCGCTTTCCTTTTCCGGGTGCGAGAGTTTGGCGGTCATTCTTATTCCGTCGAATTCGATGGGTTTAAAATCCTCACCCCTGCTCCACTACCCCGTCTTGCAGTCGTTCCAGGGCATCCTTCGCCATTCGCAACGCCCGCGCCTTGTCCGAAGACCACCCCAGCAAGTGGAACACCGTGCCGAACGCCTTGGTGCTCTCATCCCCCACGACCACTCGCCCCGCATACACCGGCCGGCGCAGGCTGCGGAGCGTCTCGATTCCGTATTGGAACCTCAAAAACTCATTCTCGCACTCGGGGTTGTGCCGCTCGACGAGCTGCACCTTCTGTTTCTTTTTGTTGGTTTTCATAAATTTGTCAGTTCCTCCCTCACGACCTTGTCAAAGGCATAAACCGCCACAGCCAACGCCGCCCACAGGTGGCTCTTCATGCCGTAGGTCGGTCCCGGGTTTTTCTTCGTCCCCTGCGGCCCGAGGCGGTCGATCAGCGCCTGCCGCACATTGGCATCCTTCGCCCGCGGCGAGTGGCACAGGTGGAGCTTCACATCCCTCCGGTAGACGAGCTGCACCGGCTGGCGGGCGATCTCAGCGAAGCGCCCGATCCACACGCAGGTTTCGAAAACCTCCCTGCCCACCGCCATGCCGTAGCTGGCAATCATCTCACAGGCGCACAAATCATACTCCCGCCCGATCAGCACCTGGCGGATGTCCGCATTCGGCCAATGGGCGGCATCGATCACGCGAGCACCGTCCCACAGGACAAATGCCGAATCCGTAGTTCCAGGGTCGAGGGCGAGGATCGTCATGCCATCTCCTTCAACGCCTTCTGCGCCCGCGCCATCCGGCGCAAGTATTCCACA